CACTCTTCACCCTTCACCATTCACTTTTTTAAAAAGGAGGAAACACAACATGGCTCCAAACGTAAAAGAACTGCTCGTATCAGGGCCGTTGCAGAATATATCCATCGCGTTCAAGAACGCGGAATACATTGCCGACCGCGTTTTCCCGATACTGGACGGCGCAGACCCAAAGGCAAAAATAACCGTGTACAACAAAGGCGACTGGTTCCGGGATGAAGCCGCTATTCGCGCTGCAGGTACAAGAGCCGCGCGCGGTGGTTACAAAATTGACGAAGTCTCCGTGGCTACCAAAGAGTTCGCCTTCGCCAAAGAAGTCACCGACGAAGACCGCAGGTTTTCCAAACTGGCGACAGCGCCGCCTCTTAAACCAGATGAAGACGCAATCGAATACGCTGCAGATAAGGTCGATTTGAAAAAGGAAATACGCGTCGGTTCGATGATCACAACAGGCACCTGGGTAGACGGTGCAGCAGGCGGAGAAGATGCCGAAGGCCTCTGGTTTCCCGCAGGCGCGACAAACACCTTCATTGCCGATATCACCAAAGGCAAGAAAGCCGTTAAAGGTAAAACCGGCAAAGTTCCCAACGTGCTGGTGCTCGACGATGCAACATATCTGGCGCTTTGCGAATGCGAGGCAATCCTCGACAAGATCAAATATACCCAGCGCGGTGTTATGACGAGAGAGCTGCTCGCAGCGATGCTGGAACTTGATGAAGTGTTGATCGGCAAAGCCGTAAAAAACTCGGCCAAAGAAACCAAACAGGGCACGGAGTTCACCGGCGCGAACATTTGGGAAGTAAACACAGGCAAAGGTATGGGCTTCCTATTCTTCCGCGCTCCAAAACTCGGTCTCAAGGTTGCCACTGCCGGATTGCAGGCGCGCATCGCGTATGAAGACGGCCAGCCTCGCCGCGTAACGACATGGAGAGAACCGGCAGAGCATCAGGACGTTTACGAAGTAGCGGAAGAAACCGATATCGTGCAGGTGCACGCCGACCTGGGATATCTGTTTAAAGATACCTACGCAACCTAACCGTTGATTTGATCTCAACTTGAAATCCTCTGCTTCGCGCAGAGGCAGAGGGTTTTTATGGTGAGACCGAAAAGGAATAGAGATGTATTTCATAATTATAAACATCGGTGATGATAAATATACAAACATGGGCATGATTAATGTTGATGCCGAATTGTATCTTGAAAAAGGTGATGATAAATATATCGCTGAGCATTATGTCACTGTACCTGTGATTCCCTCTGAAGGATACCCTCGACAGAAAGAATTGGATGTCGAGATAGCAGCGAGCAGAGAAGGAAAGACTGTTATGGAGTCCTTTGAAACTTATAAAAAAGGTGAAGAGCAAATTGCATATGAGAAATGGATATCAGAATTGCCAACTGTTCAGCAATTAAATCCCTTTTGCACGCATTCAATTCAGTTTGAGCATGATGTTACTGAGGAGGAAATTCTTTGGTGCTTTGAATGGGCATTAGGAATTACTCAATGGAATTATCTCATGGATGATTTACATTGTCAGAAAAAAGATGAAAAAGGGAATCCATATAGTCAGGTTGTTAACCAGAATATTAATTATTTATCACGAAAAGCTATGTATGAGGGATTTAGTCTAATTCCTGAAAATAGTAGAAGTGATTATATGAAAAGTGAAATGAATAAAGTGGATAAAGTAAAGCAAAGATTACAGACTTTAAAAGATGTTGATTTTGCCAACGTGAAAACTATTGGCAAGTATAAGGTGAAGTAATGGCTTATTCTGCTATTGACATAGGTCCTGGAGCAACCAATAGAGATGCCAGCATAACATACGGTAGTACAATAATATACACGGCAAATCCTGCAAACAACAGTGGGGTTCTTACGTCTTTTGAAATATGGGCTGCAAGTACTTTATCAGGCACTATTATAGGTACATTCTCTGGTTCTGGCAACTCTTACGACGATAGGGATTATGAAACAATAGGAAATGTGACCTCTGGTTCAAAACAGACATTTACTGGTAAAAATTGCGACGTATCCACCGGGGATTTCTTGGGGATGTATTGGTCGGGAGGAACACTTGAAAGCACCGCGAACAATACGATAGGAGATAGATATTCGATAGCCGAAGATACTTTTGGTCAAGGATCGCACACTTATGCTTTTACATATAATAGAGATGCTAGTCTTTACGCCACAGGTGTCACCGTTCCAGACGCTCCGACCTCTGTATCAGCCACCGACAATTTAACTGATAAAGTCACAATCACATGGACAGCAGGAACTGGTGAGACAGGCGGTCATAGAGTTTACCGTGATACAGTAGATATTTCTGGTGTTGTTGCTCATGGTACGGCAACGTATGACGATACCACAGCAGTAGCAGGTACAACTTATTCCTACACGGTTAAGGCAATCAACGATGCTGGTTTGTCCGCTGCGAGTTCAGCGAATAATGGCATTAGAATAGCAATAAAATCAATCACCGATACCGGTTCGGGTAGCGATTCTTTACAGATCAGCGTCGGCTTAGCGCTCAGTGACACGGGCGCGGGCGCGGATAATCTCGGCGGCGGTATAGCCGCGCGATTGCCGATAACGGATACTGGCGCAGGCGCTGATGTTATCAATCCTTTATTGGTTTTGCTTGCGCTGGCGGAAAGCGGCGCAGGCGCTGATATTATTTCCGGCATAAATGTATCGCTTAATATTTCCGATTCCGGATCGGGTGCGGATATTATCGATGTTGTCAATAGATTAATCTCTCTGGCCGAAACCGGCGCGGGCGCGGATATCATCTCCGGTATCAATGTTGCCATATCGCTACCGGAGACCGGCACAGGTTCGGACACCGCAACAATCAAAGTCTCTTTGACTTTAGCTGACAGCGGCACAGGCAGCGACTCACCTGCCGTTAATGTATCGCTGAACATTCCCGATTCCGGCCTCGGCACTGATACGGTCAACCTTATTGCCAAGCTGATGCTGTTAACGGATACCGGTGCGGGTTCCGATTCCGTCGCGGTTAATGTTTCTCTGGCCGTATCTGATACCGGTGCGGGCAGTGATATTGTCGCGTTTGTATCGGCTTTACTTACGATATCCGACACTGGCGCAGGCTCAGATAACGCACCGGCTATTAATGTGTCACTTACTCTCCCGGATGCGGGTTCCGGTTTAGATAATGCGGCGGTTAAAGTTTCCCTGGCGATTTCCGACAGCGGTTCCGGCAGCGACGCACCGGCTGTTAACGTTTCGCTTAACGTCCCGGATTCCGGCCTCGGTTCTGATGCACTTTCTCTAATTGCGGCGCTGTTGTCTATCAACGACACGGGCCTCGGCTCTGATACCGCAAGTATCAATGTTTCTCTATCTATTATTGATAGCGCTGCAGGCACGGAAATCATCAGTTCAATTTCTGCATTATTATCATTGGCTGATAGCGGCGCGGGTAACGACATTATCGCACGGCTCAACGCACTTGTTACAGTGATCGAAAGCGGTGTGGGCAGTGATGCCATAACACAACTTCTTGCCGCGCTGAATATTACCGACACCGGCACAGGCGCAGATTCCGCAGCCATCAACGTGTCGCTAAATCTCACCGATTCCGGCGCGGGCGCGGATTTCATTAGCCTTGTTTCCGCTTTAATCGCTATCAACGACACCGGCTCCGGCGATGATACTACACCGTCAATAACTGTCTCGCTTACCATTCCAGATTCCGGCATCGGCGCGGATGTTGTCAGTTTTATAGGCACACTGATTTCGCTTTCCGACAGTGGCATCGGCGCGGATGTTGTTATCAATTACAGGCAAAACGCGAAGCGGGTGGATATTACGTTCACGCCCAGGCGCGGGCAAATATATTTTACACCTAAAAAAGGGGCAATCACTTTTACAAAAATTTAAGGAGGATTTTATGAAAAAGTTAAGAGCGTTCACGGCAGCATTATCAAGGTTATTGAAAAAGATTCGGAAGATCAACGACAGCGGCGTATTTACCAAACTCTGGACAATCCACAAATATGCAGATCATGCGGCATATTTGGCAGGCACGCCATACGCAGTCAGCACTTTTAAACAAAATGTGCTGCTGAATGAAGGCATTGCCGAAATGTGGGATTTGATTATCGGTGCGGGTGGGACAGCGTTTTCCAACGCCAACGCCTATATCGGCATCGGTGACAGCGATACGGCAGCGGCTGCCGCACAAACCGGTCTCCAGGCCGTGACGAATAAATATTATGCGGAAATGGCTTCTACTTATCCTTCACGGTCTAGCCAGACGGTAACGTGGCGCGGCGTGGTCGACGGTGATCATGGCAATCATGCGTGGAAGGAATTCACTGTCGCTAACGGCAACAGCGATTCGAGCAAAAATATGAATCGGAAAGTATCCGATCAGGGAACAAAAACCAGCGGGCAGGTTTGGACAATCGACCTGGCTATAACGCTTTCATAATTATTTCCATCTTGACCCTCTCCCCTGATGGGAGAGGGTACGGGTGAGGGTGAAATGGAACTTATTAACGAGAAAACAACATTGACGCTGAGGCTGACATTTAAAGACGAAGATAACGTCGCCGTCGTCCCGACTGCGGCGCAGTATCGGATTGACGATGTTGACTCCGGAAGCCAGATTCTGGACTGGTCAAGTTTTACGCCATCGGCATCCACGCACGATCTGACAATTACCGATGCGCAAAACGCCATCATTGATACCAATCTGGAAAGAGAGCGCAAAAAGGTAACCGTCCAGATAACGCACGGCCCTGAAAATAAAAAAGCAACCGGCGACTATATCTACATTGTGCGCAATCTTACCAAGATTGCGTGATGTGCGGAAGGTGAGGATTGAAATGTATTGCACACTGGCTGACATTAAAAAGGCATTGCCTGAAGATTTAATCATCCAATTAACCGATGACGACAATATCGGAGAAATTATCACAGCTAATGTTATGCAGGCGATTGCCTCGGCGGACGCGGAGATCGACGGATACTGCGCTGTGAAATATTCCGTGCCGTTTGTTACCGTGCCCGCTGTCGTCAAAGCTCTCTCCGTCGAGATCTCCATATATTATCTCTATAAGCGGCGCACTGTGCCGGAAAAAATAGAGAAGGCTTATGACAAAGCGGTTGCGCGCCTTAAGGATATTTCGCGCGGGCTTCTATCGCTCGGCGTGGATCCGCCGCCTGCTGCTTCCACAACGGACTGTGCCGAAAGCAATAAGACGGTTTCCGATCGGATATTTAAGATGGACAAAATGAAGGGGTTCTAATCGATGTTGACAGACATTGAAGAAAACATTGTCAAGAGACTGAACGATAAGCTAACCGATGTTAGCCGCGTCAGCATTGATAAAGCACACAGCGCGGTTAATCTTAAACTGCCGGTGGTTAATGTCATTGTCGGTGGCGGTGAATTTACCCATGTCACATCTTCGCAATTCAAATTAAAAACGCAGGTATTTGTTATCGCGACTTTTCAGAACCTCCGCAGTGAAGCCGACCGGCGCAAAGGCGTGTATCCCGTTTTGCTGGCGATGCTGGCTTTGTTAATCAATAACAAGCTCGGCCTGAAAATTGATGCGCTCAAACCGAAACGACTGGACAATATCACGGAAGAAAAAGAAGCGGACGAAGGAAAGATAGTATTTCAAATTGAATTTGAAACCGGCTTTATAATCGATGTGCTTTCCGACGAAGCGATCACAGATCTGCTGCGAGTCGGCCTTAATTATTATTTACAGGATCCGGCGGACGATAAAGTCGCTGATGCCAGCGATACGGTAACACTGTCACAGACGTGAAACGTGAATGGTGAATAGTGAAAGGGGGATTTGAAACATGTTAGTTCAAGCAAAACCGGGCACACGCTGCCCCAAAGAAGGAAAGCCGCGCGAATATATCACGGAGGAAGCGGTAGACGTGCCCGATACAACATATTACCGCAGACTGATTGCGGAAGGTTCGTTGATTGAAACACAAAATAAAAAAACTGTGAAACGTGAAGAGAGAAAAGTGAAAGAGCAATGATTCACTCTTCACAATTCACCTTTCACCTTTAAAAAGGAGGTAGAAAATAATGGGGTCGAAAAATATTTCTTTCGCTTCAATTCCCAGCTCCATTCGCAAGCCGGGAAAGTATTTTGAATTTAACACACAGTTGGCCGTTCGGACGCTGCCGAACAATAAGCAGAAAATGCTGATCATCGGCCAGCGGCTATCAACCGGCACTGTCGCACAGGCAATCGCCCAGGCTGTCTTTTCCGATGCTGAGGCGGCAACATACTTCGGTGCCGGATCAATCGCTCACCTGATGGTGCGCGCCGCAATCAAAGCTAATCCGTATCTGGATTTGACTGTTTGCGCTCTTGACGATTCCGCATCCACGCCGGTCGCGCGCGTTCATACGCTGGCCATCGGCGGCCCGGCAACCGGCAGCGGAACATTAACCTTATGGGTCGGTAACGTCCGTTATCAGATAGGAATTGCTAGCACCGATGCGGCGTCGGCCATTGCCACCGCGCTGAAAGCTGCGCTGGATAATGATCCGGCTCTGCCGTTTACCGTTGCCATCGATACAGCGACATTGACCTTCACAGCCAAAAACAAAGGCACAGTGGCTAACCAGATTGATTTTGCGGTGGAAATTACGGCGACCAGTGTTACCGGTACGTTTACGGCGACCACTCCCGGATCTGTCGATCCGACGCTGGCCACTGCGCTGGCTGCGGTATTCTCAGGTGACTACAATATTATTGCAGTGCCGTTCTACGATGCCACTTCTTACGCGGCGTTTAAAACTCATCTCGATAGTGTCAGCGGCCCGATGGAGCAGCGTCCGGCGATAGGCGTATTCGGTTATGACGGCGTGCTGGCCGATTGTACGACATTAACATCTACGATTAATTCCGGACGTATTCTCTGCGCGTATTTGCGCGGCACGAAAAGCCCGGCATACGAAATCGGCGCGGCGCTGGCTGCGGTCATCGCTTCAGAGGAAGATCCGGCGCGTCCACTCAATACTCTGGAGTTAACAGGCATTGCCGCTCCGGCCATCAGCGACCGGCTGTCACGCAGCGAGCAGGAAAGCTGCCTGGGCAACGGTGCCACGCCTCTGGAAGTCGGGCCCGGCGAAGTCGTCCAGATTGTACGCGCCGTCAGTACCTATGTGCATAACGCTCAGGGCGTTGACGATATTGCCCTGCTGGATATTACAACAATCCGCACGCTGGATTATGTACGTAAATCCTGCCGTGAACGCGTGGCGCTTCGTTTCCCGCGCGAAAAACTCTCCAGCAAAACTCCGGATAAAGTGCGCGATCAGCTTCTCGATGTTCTTTTTCAGCTTGAGGCGCTGGAGATTGTCGAAGAGGTTACTGCAAACGCTGACGGCGTTATTGTGGAACGCGACATCGAGGATACTAACAGACTTAATGCAAAAATTCCGGTGGACGTGGTCAATGGCCTGCATGTGTTTGCCGGTCGGATAGATCTCCTCCTTTAAAAGAGGATTGGAAGATTAGAAGTTTAGAAGATTAATTTAAAAGGAGGATTAAAAATGTCAGAAGAATTTGTCAGCCAGGTATTACTGGAGATAAACGGACAGAGCATTACTGATTTTAAAGCGGTTGAAGAAAAAGAGTTTGACTTGCACAAACCCGTCAACCTTATGAATGGTACCGGTCATATAACAGCGCAACCGCGTCACGGTGTTAATGTGGATTACGTTTTGCCAAAAGACGCGCCTGAGTTCGATTTCACGCAGGTTAAAGGCGGGACAATCACAATCGATTACCAAAACGGCACACGAATTAAATACGGCGGTGTTTATGTAACAAAAATCGGCGCGGTCAAACACGACGGCGAAAATGAATCAACGCGCACCATCGAGTTTTCGGCCAAAACGCGCAAATAGTGAACTGTGAAAAGTGAATAGTGAAGGGATTTTCTTTTCACCCTTCGCCTTTCACCCTTCACAAGCGACTGAAAGGAGCTGCACATGATCACAGAAAAATTTAAATTGCCGGATGGCATTGAATACGAGGGCAAGATACATCGCGAAGTTGAACTCCGTCCGCAAAAAGTCGGGGATTCCATCAATGCGCTGGAAGATGAACGGGCCCAGACTAATGAAGCATATTTGGGGCTTGCTGTTTTAGCTAGGCAGATTATCAGTCTCGGTTCTATCCCAAAAGATAAAATAACAGCAGAGCTGCTGATGGATTTAAGCGAGGACGACATGGTTGTAATCAACCAGGGATTGGCGAGGCTGCGGAATCGCGTGAAGTCCTTTCGAGAGAAAAACAAAGGATCAGAAGAAGTTGGTGCTGGCGCTCCTGAAAGCGGGGTTTAAAGAAGAGTCAATTATGGAGATGCCGGAGATTACAGCAGCAGGGTATATTTTAATTATCAATGAATTGCTGTCGGGTTCGGGCCGTTCCAAAAGATATGTTGTAAAAAGAGACGCAGGCAAAAAACAGACCAAATAACAAAACCCATAACGCCGGGAAGATAAACATAATGTGTATCGGCAACCAAAAAATAAAAAATCACATGCACGGTCAGAAAAGCTACTGTAGCTCCCGCGATATAAAGCAACGCGCCGAGAATCCATACGCCTTTAAGGCGAACAATGCCGTAAAGAGCAATGAATCCGGCTACCGCGCCAATAAGGAAGGGAATGAATATGTCTAATGTCATGACCGTCGCGCTCCAGTTTACTGCAATTGATATGGTGCAAGGCATCGCTGCCCGTGTCCGTAACTCGATTATGAGTTTAGGCAATGCATCAAAAGAAGTCAAGCGCGATTTTGACGACATGTCCCGGCATATAACAGCGGGCCTGAAAGCGATAGCCATATCATCGTACGCAATCAGTAAAATCCGCCCCGGCGTTGCTGCGGCGGGCGATCTGCAGGAAGCCATGCTCGCCGTCAAAATGAATCTGGCCGGGTCTGCCCAAAACGCCAGGCAGTTAAAGGACATGCTGGATCAGGTGGAAAGCACGGCCATCTCTGTCTCAGCCAACGCGCCGTTCTCTGCAGAGGATGTCGTCCGGATTCAAAACTCTCTGCTCAAGGCAGGTATGGACATCAAGGATGTGGTCGGCGGTTCCGGCGCGGCGTTTGCGGCAACCGCTCTCGCCGCTCTTTCCGGCGAAATGCCCGAAATTGTCGGCGACGCGCTGGCTAATATCGGCACCATGTTCAAATTCAAGGGAACGGACTATAAAGCCTTTTCCGATTGGCTCACCCGCGTGGATGACGCCGCAGCAACCAACCTGCCCGCGCTGATTCAGGGTTTGCGGATGGCGGGAAGCTCCGCCGCCGCGCTCGGTATTTCCGCCAACGATGCTATTACGGCGCTGGGCGCGCTGTCTCCGCTGGGCGAGCGTGCCGGTTCGTCGTTTAATAATTTTATGCTGTCATTTGCTGTTCGCCGCAAAGAGATGAAAGCGCTCGGCATGGACTTTTTCGCGGGCGGCAAGTTTATCGGGCTGGAAAAAGCCACCGATATGCTCAAAGAAAAATTCGGCGCAATGAAAGACACCGGCCAACGGTTAGGGATCCTCATTAAATTATTTGGAGAGGAAGGCGGACGCGCCGCCAACACGTTCATCAACGCGGAAAAAGGGTTCCGCGACATCGAAAAAGCCGCCAAAGACGCGCTGGGCGTGACCGAGAAACTGTCGATCTGGGGCGAAGGCTTTAACGCATCCCTCAAAAAACTCGGCGGTACAATGAAATCAACAATGGCTTCGATCTTTACGCCGCTGTTGGCTCCACTGACCTGGGTGCTGAATGCGCTAAACACCATCACTGGCCGTCTCGGCGAAATAGCAAAGAAGAATAAGGCAGTCGCAGTGGGCATATCCGGCGGAATGGCTGCGATTGCCGGAGGTGCCGCGTTATATGGTCTCTATCGTCTTGCAAAAGGAGGAATGGGCGTTTCCCGTGTTTTAAAAGGTATGGGCGGCATAAAAGGCTTGATTGCCAGCATGGGAAGTTCGGCTGCAGGTATTGCCAAAGGCAAAGCGGTAGAAGCGGCAACCGGCGTGACACCTGTCTTTGTCACGAACTGGCCCGCAGGCGGCCTCGGCGCAACACCAGGTGTTGCGCCTGTGATTGGTAAAATCCCGGGTGCGGCAAAACTGGCAGCGCTGGCCACAGTAGGGTTGACAGTTGGTTCTATTGTTGCGGCTGTCGTGGCTACCACTACGGCAGTGCGTTCGTTGGTTGACGCCGTGCGCGGCGGCAGTGGTGATAATTGGATAAATCAAACTTTAACGGGCGGCAAACATCTAGAAGTATTCGAAGGTGCTTGGGGCGATATGCTCTATGACTTTTTGCATAAGGCGGAACGCCCGCAGGTCAAGAACGATATCAAACTTAACATCAGCATCGATAAGGACGGACGTGCTGTCGTGGACAATACAGGCAAAAATACAGGAATCAAAATTAATTTGAATCGTGGTTTGTTCGCTCTATAGGATTTTATATGCCGGATTTTGAGACTACTGCTTTAAATACAGACGAAGGATCTATTAACGGGATTCGGTTACAGTTGGAAACCATCGAGGACACGTTTGAAAACGCGATTGCTCCCTATGATTATCCGTACGCGGATGGTGCAGACCTCGAAAACATGGGTATGCGGCAACATTTAATCAGGGTGCGTTGTTATTTCTGGGACGATGCAGAACAACAGACGTACGAAACACACACTGATTTAATTAACCTGAAAAGCGACAAACACCTTGATTTCGTCCATCCTAAATACGGGTTGATAAAGGGAGAGATTGAAGCCCTGGTCATTTTCCATGATGACAGCATTCGCAAAGCCTCTGTCGATATTACTTTTATCGAACAGATGCATCAGTTGTTGATAGTGAGCTCAACGCAGAGCGTGCTGCCTGCGGTGGAAGATGCATACCAGGAAGGCCAGACACAGCAGGAATCGACACTAGTGGATGATTTAAAGAATTCTATACCCACAGCCGATGCCGGAGTTTTGGCAAAAATCCTTGATGCCGACCTCGGCCTTCTGGCACAGGCACAGGAATTTTCAGCGCAGACAAAATTTCTGATCGGTTCAGTGGAAAAATATCTTGCCATATCGGATGCGTTGACAGCCGAAATGGAAAGCCCCGTTAATTCCATCCAGGCAGCAATCACATATACGGAAAACCTCCCAGGAAGAATTTTGGGATCTTTTTCCTGCTCGTTGGAAAAAATGGCCAGGATGTTTGATTCACTGTGGTCGTCTCCGGCACAATTCATATCAAAATTAAATAATGCCTTCGATGAGCTGGAAGAATCTTATAACGATCTCGCGCAATCCGCAGCCGGTCAGGCGGCTGAAGATGTTATGAGAAAACATCTTAAAATCGCCTGTGCTCAACGCCTGGCGCTGGAGGCTGCCGCACTATATGCCGACGACGATCAGGCCTTCCAGGAAGGCGACAGCGATTTTCAGGTAATGAATATTAACGAACTGGAAGCCACTCTGGCAATAGTCAGATCGCGCATCAACGATGCAGTTAATGATGCCCGCGAAATTGAAAGTCTTAAAACAATGGCCACGGCTCTCTTAACGCAGGTAAATTCCGTGCGGCTGGAGCGTGAAAAGATGATCTCTGTCGCGCTGGATAATCCTATGCCGCTGCACCTGGTTTGCCTCAAATATGGTCTGCCTTACACGGATGCGGAAAGGCTGGTTAAAGTTAACAAGAATATTCAAAACCCCAATTTTGTATCAGGAGAGATTCAAGTCTATGCCTGAAAAAGTGGAACTCAAAATCGGCGCTATTAAAATAGAAAATTTTATCGGCTATCAAATCGATGCTGATCTATATACGGCTGCCGATGCTTTTCATGTGGAATTTTCCGATCCCGGAGTCACGATCAAAGCCGGAGATAGCTGTGATCTAATAATTAACGGCGATAAAGAATTGAAAGGCATTATCGATAAAGTGCAAAAACGCGTGCGAAAAAATGGCGTATTTATAGTTGTCGAAGGCCGTGATCTGATGGGCTGGGTCGTCGATGCTTATTGTGAGCCGCCGTGGGTTGATGTCACCGGCATGAAGTTAAAAACGCTGGCTGAAAAATTGCTGGCAAAAGCGCCGTCAAAATATTTCGACCTGAAAAATATCGACTATCAGGAAAATGTTGTCGGAAAATTCAAGGGTAAAAAGGCTAAAGGCGGCGGTAATGCCGGATATATTTTTGCTCAGGATGGTGCGCAAAAAATAGGCCGTATCGAAGCGGGCATGACTGTTTTTGAAGTATTAAAAAACTACGCGTTCAGCAGAGGAATTTTATTCTACTGTACGCCTGAAGGGCAGCTGATATTTGGGCGTCCAATGGCTAAAGGCGCTCCGCAATATTCACTAACAATGCTTAAAAGCGGCGTGGGCAATAATGTGATTGAATCGGATGTTGTTTATGACATTTCGCAGCGGTATTCCAAAGTGACTGTAATCGGCCAGCAGCAGGGCAATGACAGTATGTCATTCGCGGCTGAAGTAAATACAAGCAATACCGGCAAACCGGCCATTGATGATACGTTCCCGTTTTATAAACCGTATGTGGTCGTTGATAATAACGATGACCAAAGCCCCACGCAACGTGCAAAAATGATCATGGAGAAACAGCGGCGTGAAGGGGAAAAGCTGATTTATAAAGTCGGCAGACATCAGCAAAACGGGAAAAATTGGGCAATTAATACAATCTGCCATATCAAAGACGAAATACAGGGCATAGACGGAGATTATCTGATTTACGGCAGGACTTTTGAACTATCAAAACAAGAAGGCCCGACAACAAGATTAAGTCTGGGCGTTCCGGGGTTAATCGCATGATGATACGCGGCATCATAAATTCAGTTACTGAAGGCTTGATTAAGTTATTTTCCGCGGACGGACGGACGGATGAATCGTTTGAGGATCGGGAATATTTTCAGCACTATGGTTTCACCTCACGGCCCAAAGAAGGCGCGGAAATCATTATTATCCGCGAAGGTAATCATATTATCGGCATTGCCTCCGATGACCGCCTATACCGCATAGCCATTGAAGACGGTGAAGTCGCGCTGTACACTGATGAGGGCGATAAAATACACTTTAAACGCGACAAAATAATAGAGGTTGTGAGCGGGAATAAGCTCATTGCAACAGTGGAAAATGAAGTGGACATCACGACTAAAGTCGCAAAAGTCACTGCATCAGAAAGTTGCGAGGTGGAAAGTCCTTCCATAACGCTGGGCACATCAGGGACAAAATACGCACTAATTGATGAACGGTTAATAACTATATATAACGCTCACGTGCATGGGGAAGACGGCACGCCGACAGTCAAATTAACTACGGCAACAGTGGCGACTGAAGCCACAAAGGCGAATTAATATGGACTTTGCAATTACCATCGATAGTTCAGGCCTCGGCCAGATGACATTTGATAAGGCCACAACGCTGATAAATAATATTTATATTTCGCTGAAAGTCCGGCAGGGCTCCTTCTTTGCCGATCTTACTTTAGGTTCGCGGCTGTATCTTCTGGAGCGGGCAAAGAATACCGAAGCAACAGCGAGGCTGGCCATTGATTATTGCAAAGAGGCGCTCCAGTGGATGATCGACGCGGGAAAAATATCTAAGGTCGATGTTTACACCGAACGCGACCGCACACAGGATTTGCACCGGCTGAAATTATTAATCGAAGTCACGCCGATATCCGGGCCGACCGTAGCCTTTACCACGTTTATTGAGGTAATTTAATATGAATTTTCAAAAAGAGTTTGATGTAATACTTGCCGCAATTTTAGCGGACTGGCAAAATCAATATCCGGAAGCGGATCTATCACAGGGCAGTCTCATCTACATGAAATCGGCCTGCCAGGCCAGCATGTTGTGGGGTCTCTATAAATACCAGGAATATATTTGCAAACAAATCTTCCCGGACACGGCAGATACGGCAATGCTGGAACACCACGCGTGGATCCACAATATAACCCGCAAAGCTGACGAAACTGACGCCGAATTGCTGGAGCGCGTTCTTGATTATATTCGCCGTCCACCGGCAGGCGGGAATCAGTATGACTATATACGATGGGCAAAAGAGGTTGATAATGTGGCGCAGGCCTATTGTGTGCCTATCCCGACGCTTGGGCAAGTTAATGTAATAATTCTTGCCGATGCGGATATTACTGACAGTGAACTCCCCAGCTCTTCGGCACGGATCGGTACCGTAACATCGGTCAGCTCCGGCAAGCTTATCGATTCCGGCGCGACATTCACAACTTCTCATGCCGTGGCCGTGGGCGATATCGTCGAAAATCCGCTGCGCGGCACGCGTACAACAGTTACTACCGTGGATAGCGCGACACAATTGACTCTTGCTGCCAACATCTTCAGTTATACAGGAGAGCCCTATATCGTTCATTGTCAGACGGGCACAAATACGACGGCCACAGCGAATAAGCTGATTGATTCATCCGGTATCTTTGATAACGCCACGTATACGGTTAAGCCCGGCGATATCGTCGAAAATGTAACGGATAATACAGAAACAACAGTTGTTACTGTGGATAGCGCAACGCAGCTTACACTTACAGATGATATTTTCACGGCCACCGGCAAAACCTATGTCATCAGAGGCCTTATTGCCGAAGTTAAAAAATATATCGATCCGCTAAGGCCGGTTACCGCTTCGAAGGTTGGCATAATCGCTCCGACCGTCAGCTCACAAAACGTGACGATGACCGTTACCGGAACAAATGTAGATAAGACGGCGATTGCCGCGTCAATAGAAATGTATTTGAACAGCATGATCCCCGCTCAGGTGCTTTACAAAAATAAGCTGGTGCAGATAGCGATGGATGCGGGCGCGGATAACGTTACAATCAGCGCTCCGGCGACAGACGTGACGCCTACGACATATCAGATGGTGCGCGCCGGAACGATTACGGTCAGCTAGGAATAAATATGAATCCCGTTAGAAATATCGGGATAGCGACACAGGCAAAGGATAAATTAAAAGGATTTCTAACGAGATGAAACACGCTGATGCTTTAAAATTATTATTCCCGCTAGAACTGGGCGGCGTCTTTGCAACTGATATTGAGTTGGAAGGCAAACAATTCGATGACGCGCAGGCCAGCGCCGAGCTGTTATTGAATGAGATGCTGCCGCATTTGGCCGATATGACAATAGCCGACTGGGAGCGTGTTTGCGGAGTAACACCGGCAGTAGACGAGTTACTGCAGGTCAGGCAAAATCGCGTCCTGGCCAGATTACGCACGCGAGGCGGGCTTTCCCTACCCCACTTCATCTCAATTGCAGAATCAATGGGGTACATCATCACGATTGAAGAATTGCTGGCCAACACGGACGGATGCGGGAGCGAAGGCATTTTCCGCTGGCGTGTAACCACGTCCGGTGCCGGGCCGGTTTATTTCCGGGCAGGTAGATCCGGCGCAGGCGACCGGCTTGTAGAAGGCGATATAACCAATTCGTTAGAGGGTATTTTTACTGACTTAAAACCGGCGCACACACAGGTTATTTTTGTATATATATAGGAGGTACAATGGCTAAAACAATATTTGCAAACGATACAATAGTCAATCCCGCATTTTTGAATGCGGTTAATAAACAGCGGCACACCGGCGCGGATGTTGATGGCGACGGTATTCTTGATTACGCGGTAGCTACGGGCAGCAACAATGCCTATGGGTTAACCTTACCGACAGCGATAACCGCGCACATCGCCGGTATGCCCATAAAATTCAAAGCCAATCATACAAACACCGGC